GTGTTCTAGGCTGTCCAAAAAACTGACCTACCTTGTCATTCTTGCTGTAATTGCACCTAGTACATGCAGCCACAAGGTTGTCAGGCTCATCAGTGCCGCCTTTGCTTATCGGCATGACGTGGTCAACTGTTGTGGCATTTTCTGATCCGCAGTATTGGCAGCAATAGCCGTCACGTATCAGTATCCGTTCTCTGATCTTGCGCCAAGCCCTAGTGTTTCCACCAGTAGCTCTTGCACTCTTGGTTGACATCAGTGGTATCCGTTCTTTAACCAGAAGCGCCAAGCATTGCACATGCTGCCATATCGGCCTTCAATGTATCTGATTGACCATTCGACTTGCTTGAAGCCGTCTAGGTTCTTGTACTTAATGTTGCGCATTTGACCAATACCGTAATGACTACCGTTCTTTGCTGAAACTCGCCAATTACTTTCCTTTGTTATTAGCTTGTAAAAGCACTGATATTGGCTGTCATTTACTATCTGGCTGTGTGCATATAGTTTGATTGCGTCCCGGTAATCGACGCCGTGGGCAGAGCTTTGACCTATTACTGCGCTGGCGATTACTGATAACAGCACAGTTTTTTTTATTTTGCTTTTAATGATTAACCTGAAAGAGGCAAAATCATTCTGTCTGTAGGTCATAACTTCTCCTGCGACTTGTATGCTCCAGCGTACACCAGCGAGTCAAGTAGGCCAGAGTTATCCACAGGTTTTGAGCATAGGCTTGGGCGTGTTGTCCACAGGTTATCCACAGGCCTTCTCGCAATCCTCAGAATGGTTTTTGATCGAGACTTGCAGGATAGTCACAGCAACCAACGGCCTTGCGCTGTCAATGTTGAACGTTTTGCCACAATCGCAGACGTGTTTAATTTCGGTTCTCATTCGTCTCTGACCAAGCTTTCATCTACAAGCTTGACGCCGAATGTGCCACAGCCCGAACATTGGCTGAACCACTCATGAAGCGTTAGCTCTTTGCCCTTGGATAGTAAGTGCGACCTACGCCCGTCACCGTACAGTTTTGCGCAGATCGAGCAATCAAATATGAGTTGCCGCATAGCTGCTCCTTACTAGATCACCAATCGGATTGAGGCTGTCTTGATTGACCCACCAGCTCTCTTGCTGGCTATTTTTAAATTGCTTTTGCATGGCTTGCTTTACCGGCAACCAGCCAACAATGTAATACTCAGGCGACCTGCCAACGACAAGCACTGCAACATCATCTACTCGATCATTTGGATACACGATCAGAGATCCGTTTATGTAGCTAGTCCACTTGACTTCTATGCCTTTGCCCACGTCCGCGTTTCGCTTGCCATTGGAGACATTGACGTCATAGTCAAGACCAAAGTATCGGGCGACAACCATTTCAGCGCCCAAAGACTCTGCGTACTCTGTGACTCGTTCATAATTGTTTAACTTTGCGTTATACCGCTGGACTCGACTTAAATCATCTAGCGAGAAAACGACCTGTGCAGCTCGATTGTGTATAGCCCATTCATCTGCGTCGGATATTTTCATTTTGATCATCATTGCTGGCACGCCAGACAAATCCACAAAATCTCATAATCGTCACGACCGCCTAATTTTGGCGCATAATGTTGGCCTCGGTCGCACCACTCGATCGCCGGTGGAATCACCTCATCTCGCAACTCTGATCCGTCTTTGTCAATACGCAAGCGCGCACCTGTGTTTAGGTTGATCATCTCAAAGTCTCCCATGACTACACCTGTGGCTTCCATTGGCCGTCTGAGCCAAGTACAAACCAGCGCGGCGCACATTGCTTGGCCTTGGTTTTTTCAGCGCACATATAACCGCCCCAAGCCTTGCCATTTTTGTCGCCAGCGCGCCAGATCATGTGGCCATGTGAGCAAATTGGTGCTGCTGCTACCTGTACGCCGCCCAGCTGTGATTTGATCTGCTCGATTGCACTAGCTGCTGGCACTAGATCCTCACTAATTGAAGTAGCCCAAAGATCGACGTCCTCGGCACTTTCCTTGACCATTTGTACGTCAATGTTTTCGGCCTGACGCATGTTCTCCTGAGTCGGTCTTGTATCTGTACCTAAGACCAGCCCTGCGCAGCGTCCGATTGCAGAAGTTACTGTGTCTTCAACAAACCATTTTTTCATGTTGACGTTGTAGGTGGCTACATTACCGAAAGCGTAGTCAATACCTGCTGGCTGCTCGTCCTCGTATTTTTTATATATTCGGCACTCAACCAAGATGTAGCCCGACTTGATATCAACGTCAACAATCGACGTGTGGATTTTGCCTGTTGGATAGGTTGCCCAAAAACGTTTAATTCGCTCAGCAACGCCTTCATAGTTATCTAAGAAGCTCATGATTGCTCCTTGATTAGCTTGCCTAGTTTAATACCGGCGGCACGTCCGCGCATGTATCCATTGGCTTGACCGGCGTTAACGCCTAGCGTGTAGAACAACACTGTTGTAGCCAAGAAGCCCAACATGATCCAGCCTATATCTATTGTGACTAACATAATTGCTCCCGTTCAGAGAGCTACTGTGCTTCGCTCCCTGATAACAGAATGAAGCAATAGTCTGACAAGGTCAAGGATTAGGCGTGGTTTTGGGCGTGTCGCTGCTCGGTTTATCCTTTAGGCCGTTGGACGCCAATACACCGCCAAGTGATCCAGTTAAGAAAATGGCCAGCGTTTTAAGTAAGTCAATAAAAGCTGCGTCATTGGGCGCTTGCGCCGATACCGGCTGAGTGACAAATATCAGCGCGTAGGTAATTCCAAGAGTTACGATCAAGAACACCACCGACAAAGTCACGCCAATAAACAAAATCAACCTGGCTTTTATATCCTCAGGCGATAAACGCTTTTGATATCTAGGGCGATTTTGGCTGTGGCTTAACAATGTCTCCAAGTAAGTCCTCTGTGCAGACGCCTTGCGCTTCGCACCTTGGTCGCTGACATTCATCATTTTCCCAATTCTCAAATTCTTGGCATGGATAACGTGTGTAGCCTTGATAGCCGCAAGACGACAACGCCAGCGAAAGGCCAACCGCCAGCGTTGCCGCTTGCAGTTTTCGGATCACTTGCGACCATAAACCTGATCGTTAGGATTTAACCAGCGCATAAGTACCGGCACGACAGCTGCTACGCCAGCAGACAAAATCGCCTTTGGATCTGTCACTCCAGCCATGTACACCGCAAGACTTGCGGCAATAAATGATCGAGCATAACTGGCCAACATTGGCTTTAATTCGTTCATTTCTTTTTCTCCTTTGTTGTAGCTTTGGGAAGCTCTACAACTGGCAATTCTCCAGCATATTCTGTGTACTTTGGGCGACCAAAACCGACAATTTCTTTGCCTAGAAAACGCTGCTTAATCATGACCATTCCGCCGTTGCGCTGATCGCCTGTGCCGCTGGTATTGCCTTCGATACATAAAACACTTTTTAGGCCTACCTTGACCACAATTCCAATGTGGCTTATTCGATCGACGCCGTCATGTGGAAAGTCCATAAAGCAAAGATCGCCTAATTGTGGCGTTTCTTTCCAACGGCCAAGATCCTTCATTTTCTGCGCACCTGAGGCAGTGCTGACCATGTTTGGAATTTTGACGCCAGCTTCATTTGCGCACCAATTCACAAAAGACCCGCACCAAGGCAAGCCGTCAGCCCCGGTGAACTTGCCGTACTTTGTCAGATTGTCGCCCTGCTCAATCGTGCCAACCTCTTTAGAAGCAACTGCAATTACAGCTGCCGCTGTGCCTTGCGGATAAATCATGACAACAACAAAGCCAATTCATCAGTTGTAAGTCCAATTTTAGCCAAAATGGCTTCTTTAGCAGCAAGCGCAGTAGCCTCAGCCGCTTTTGCTTCTGCATAAGATTTGCTATCTAATTCGCTTTGTATAAGTTCTTGCTCAGTTGGCTCTCTTTCAATTACTTCGCCAGTATCTGCAAACGCTTCTGTAACTTTTTCCATGTTTATTCCTAACTGTTCTTATATCCAAAGACGCGGACAGTTCCGGTCAAAGTTGCTGAAGGCGTAGTGATGCTAAATCCGTCATAAGAAGTGGCCGTTGTGTGTCGAGAAGTAATCCGCTGTTGTTCATCACCTGTCATAGACGTACTTTCGTACATTGTTGGAACTGCCAAGAATGGGCGATAGAGAGTAAATTCGTTTAACATTTCGCCATAAGGTGAAGCTGCGTATGCAAGCCAAAAGTAATCTGTTGATGAGTCTGGATTTTTTGCAGCCACCAAAGTGGCGTTGGATTGGTTAATTCTAAGATTTGTGTAATTTGTTGTTGAGTCAGTTCCGCTTGCTCTTAATCGTAAGCGAACCAATGTATCGGAACTCGCAGCAGTAAAATTGACGATTAACTTGTAGTTATCGTAATTTGCTGTAAAAACTGAGTTAACATTTATTGCATTTGAGGCAGAAAATGAAGTAGTTGATAACGCTGTCCAGTTGCCACCTGAGGCAACAGTTGCCCAAGAAGGTACGCCACCAGCAACCGTTAAAACTTGACCAGTTGTGCCAATACCTAAACGAGTATTTGTATTAGCGGTGGCTGATGAATAAGCAATGTCTCCCAGTGTCGTACCGGGCTGTAAAGCCTTTAAGCGTGTGTCAACGCCTTGCAATGCCACGTCAAAGTCAGCTGGTAAATCAGTAACCAAATCTGTAGGCGTCGGCAAAACAAAGCCGTAGTTGGTGGTTGGATTAGCCATTTATTTTCCTTTCAATCATGACACGATTGTCGCATATTCCCATGTCAAAGTTGGCGACACGCTAGCCCAAGTTTCGGTAATTGGCACGTCATTCCAACGCATAGCTTGCAGCGAATAGGCCAGCGGCGACATAAGAAGCGTCACTGACAATTCATTGTAACTGGCGCGAAATGTCCAGCCTTCGACGAAACCTTGGAAAGTACCGGCGGACATATTTAGCGGCAAGTTGTTAAGAGCTATTGGCTGACCCATAAAGACGTTTATGAGGCTATCTCGATCGCCATTGTCCAGCTCTGGATTTGTCAGCGCATAAGTGATTTGGTCAAAAATTGGCTGTGGATTGGCTCGCAATGCCAAATAAAAGGCAGCCTGATCCTCTGCGTCTGCCGTATGTTTAATCGTTGTTGTGATGATTTGCGCAAGATTGCCGTATGTTGAAATTGAGTCTGGATCTGTGTCGCTCACTTCGTTGTTGCTATTTGTGTTGTATTTGATAGTTATGTCATTGCGAACGTCGCCAGCCCTAGTCTTGATTGTTATACCTCGACCTAGTGCATGGTTAGCTGTCAAATCGGTGTATCCGTTAGCTGCCAAATAATTTGTTCTATGCGTTGAGTCTGCGTAGCCAATTAGGCCGTTTGCGTCCTCATATAAGTAGCCAAGGCCAGAAGTTGCCAAAGCAGCAACAAGGTCATAAATAACAATTCGTGATGATGAACGCTGTGCCAATTCATAATTACCGGGTCGATCTATTTCGCCAAGGCCAGTGTTTTCAGCTGTTGCCCAAGTTGTAGTCGGATCATAAGCTGCCCAAGTTTCCGCAGCTGGAACTTGCTGCCATTGAGCAAATAGAACCTCAGACAAAATTGTGTAGATTTGATTGCCGTCAAAATCCTGTGTTAATACTCCGTCTGTAAGAGCCTTTTGAAGCCTTGCCAGAGCGCCTAAGGCAGTAATTGTCACCTCTTGCGTGTACGCGCTTGAGCCGACCTCTGAGACGCTCACAGCAATATCCACGATCGAGCCGCCAAAGATAGGCGTATAAACGGCGGCAGTGTCTTGAACTTCGACGGATAACGTGTCATTTATTTGATAGTCAATAGCAGCTTGATTGAAGACAATTAGCGTGATCGAGCAATATCCAGCCTGTGCCTGTTCATAGATATTTGTGCGCCCTGAGGTGATGTTGAGGCTGGCTAGAACTGAATCAGTTACATCTACGCCAGCAATCTTAACTCGCCATATTGGCGACCATTGAGTCAACCTGTTGCACCTAGCAGCGCACCTGCGCCGCCTGTACCGCGAAAGAATGAGTCATTCAGAACGTTGACGATTGTTCGAGCTGTGCCTTCTGCGTCGATCGCGCCATTTACTGTGACATTTATGCCGCTGTTGTTGCCTCCACTAGCTGCCTCAGCCCGGCGGATAGCCGCCGCTGGCGTCAAAGCTGTGCTGAAAGGTGTCGCTGCCATAGCTGCGCCAGCTGCGGCCGCACTTACTCCGCCGCCACCAGTTGATGTTGAACCAGATCCGCCCGATACGGTTGGAACACTAATTGTTGGCACGCTGCTAGTTGCTGACACGCTTGGCACTGAAACCGTTGGAATGTTTATAGTTGGCGCTGAAATTTGAGAAACATTAGGCAGGAATGGCACTGAGTTGTAAAGGCGGATTAGCGCGTTAATTCCTGAGACAGCGCCAGCGATTAAATTATTAAGGCCGCCAATTACTGCACCGATCACGTTAATTACGCCGCCAGCAATTTGACCGACAACCTTAAACGCTGTGCCTAATACGTTGACTAATATTGGAACTACGTATTTTTGAATAAAGTCAATAAATGTTGTGAATTCGGCTTTGTTGTCTTTAATTGCGTCTGTAATTGGTTTAAAGAAATCTGCAAAGCGCCCCAGAGCTGGTACGACTTTATTGACAATAAACTCAACTAGGCTTTGAATAATTGGCAGCAATCGAGCGCCGATCGACTCTTTTGCTTCGTCGAATGTAACTTTGAGGATCTCAAGTCGCCCGGCAAATGTCTTTGAGTTAGCAGCTGCCGCGCCGCCAAATAAATCTGACAACTTGCCCTGGACTTCTGTAAATGACATTGCTTTCAATTCGGCTGCTGATAGGCCAATGCCTAGCTTGCCAAGAGCTGCTGTGTTGCCGTCGTAGGCTTTGCCTAAGCTGTTGGCTACTGAGTCAAGGCCTTTGCCTGTTGCTTGGCTTATATCTAGCGCAAGACTTAAAAGATCCTGTGCCTTTGTAACGTCACCAGTTGACAGAGCAAGTCGAGACAACGCTGGTCGCAGTTTGTCATCTGTCACGCCAGTAGCTAGTGAGGTTTTAAGGATCTGCTTTTCGACAGAAGCGATCATGTCATTTGTCGCACCTGTGGCATTTTTTAAAGACGTGGCAAGTCTAATCTGCGCAGCTTCGTCCTCGATCGCAGCCTTTACGCCGTCAACTGCAAGCTTTACTGCGTACGCACCAGCAGCAGCGGCAGCGGCCGCAAAAGCAACGCCAGCCTTCTTGCTAAATTCGCCAAGCTTGTTGCTCGATCCTTCTACGTCAGCATTTGCACTGTTTAAGGACTTTTTAAGCTGATCAACGTCAGCAAGTATCGACAGCTTGAGCGTTCTACTTTGCGCAACCATTAAAACTCCTTGAGAATCTTGTCAAAAGCATTTTCCCACTTAGCAATGATTTCGGGCTGAATGGCGCGCAATGTTGGATAAATAAACCAACCGTTAGATCCTCGGCCTTTCGGGCCAAAACCTGACCAGATTGGGAATTGCTTGTATTTGTTAGATCCAAATTCATTGCCGCCCCAGAGCTGCTGAGTTGTACCGCCGCCAGAGAACTTTTGACCAGCAAAGCCAAAAGACAGCTCACCGATCTTTGACGACTTGGAAACTCTCGATCCGCGAGCAATCTTTTCTGCTGCGCGGCCTCGACCAGTTGACGTGCCGATAATTTTGTCT